CATTATATCCAACCCAAAGAATATTAGAGGAAGTGCCTCTGCCAGGGACCAAACAATTTGCAGACTTTTACCTCCCTCATAGGAAAGCGGTTGTTGAGGTCCACGGCAGACAGCACTATGAATTCGTGGCACACTTTCATGAGGATAGGTGGGGATTTGCTAGGTCAAAACAAAACGACTCGAAAAAAGAAGGGTGGTGCAATATAAATAATATAAAGTACATAGTTCTGCCCTATAATAAGGTTAAGGACTGGGATGACATTATATCAGAGTCTTGATGAGAGATGGGAAGAAGTAGAGAAAGCTCTAAAGCAATTTGAGGTTGCGGTAGGGCTTGGTTCTTTAGGCCCAACCGAAGTTGATAAGTGGCTAAATATAAGCCCGCAAAAACTTAACAAACTGTCCGTTGAAGACTGTGCCGAAGGAGCGTATCTTCTAACGCAAGAAGCTACATTTGTGCAGTCACAAATCAATACGTTGCAATCAAAGATAGATTGGTGCAACAGAAAAATAAACTCAATCATAGCCCCAATAATTAAAAATCAAATAACACGATACATGGAAAACGAATTGAAAAGAGCTTACGCAGTAAAGCAGGACGATGTCGCTGAGAAGTTGCAGCAAATAGCCAACGAAGCGTCTAGCTATCATTCCCGCCTCATTTATATACCCAACTCTTTGAGAGCGCAGGCTGATAAGCTAACCAAATATCAAGAAATAAAGAGAGGTCAAAATTATGCCTGATTTTTCAGAGATACTAAAAATAGCTGTAGAACAGCAAGACTGGCAATTGATATGCGGTCTTTATACAAACATAACAGGAGAGCCGCTATCTGTTCCGTCTGATGCCGTGGAAGATGAGGAAAAAGAAGAAGAGGATGTTCTGAGTAAAGAATACTCTGTAGAAGAGCTTAAATACCAGAATCAACTTTCTCCACAGGAACAAGACCTAGAATTAGTTGATAAAGATATTGACAAGATGATAAACAGCAGATATAATGATTTTACAGCTCCACCGAGGAACCATGATTCTTCTTCAAGTGAAAATAGACAGATGAGGGCCGAACCAGTTGGAGCCAGAAAGCTTACTAATGTTGTTGGTGTTAGTGACGATGGGTTTGTTGACGACATGACCGAATCCCTTACTGACCCAGAGACAGGCGAAAAGCTAGTAGGTAATAACAAAAACGTGAACATAACGCCAAGGAACAGAAGAAAGCAGCTTGGTATGAATGACACCTCTTTAATCGACGCAAAGTGTTCGTCTTGCAATAAAACACTGAAGCTGTCGCCATCTATAGCTTTTGGTTATTCAGAATCAGATTCCGACAATACATGGCAATGCAATGATTGTAGCGTAAGAAGGGGGCGTCGTGGCAGCGATAGATAATTCCAACAGAAACGTAGCGGCTGAGAGGGCGGTGTTGGCCGGGCTTTATGCTTATGGGATTGACGCATATCTTGATGTAGCCCCAATGATTAGTCCAATGTCCTTTACAGATAAATCTAATCAAGCCATATATAAATGCTTTTCCCATCTGTTTGAAGAAAAAGAGATTAAGCAACTCGACGAATCCTCTGTGTATTCTGCGGCCAAGGACTTGGGATATTCTTGGCTTGTAGACAAAAAAGACGAAATAAATCATCTCAACAGCATCTTCAACACACACATACTTCTTGAGAATGTTCGTACGTTTAGCGCCAAAATAAGCAGGCTGGAAGTGGCTAGAATGCTGCGTCAACAAATGAGAGACGCTGACACATCCCTAACTGATATTGGTGGAGACGAACCCATAGAACATATACTTGGAATAGCTGAGAAATGCATCTTTGATTTTACAAGCAAGCTAACAAATTCTTCTGGCACAGACCCACAAAGACTAGGGTTTGGAATGCGAGAGCATATCATGGACAGGCTCGATAATCCAACAGAGATAATAGGCCTTCCAACTCCATGGCCAATTTATAACGAAGCCATAGGCGGAGGATGCAGAAGAAAAGCGGTTAGCATGATAGGCGCCCGAAGCGGCGTCGGGAAAAGCATGCTTTCTGACAATCTTGCTAAACACCTTGCCGAGCTAGACATTCCCGTTTTATACCTAGACACAGAAATGTCTGATGAGGACCATTGGTACAGAATGGGCGCAAATTACGCAGACGTTACAATCAACGATTTGGAAAGCGGTAGGTGCGGAGAGAATTTTTCCGAAAGAGAAAGGGTTATAGACGCCCTCGACAAAATTGAATCGTTGCCAATAGATTATATAAATATATCTGGAGTCCCGTTTGAGGAAAGCTTGGCAATCATAAGAAGGTGGATTCATAAAAACGTTGGGTTTGAGGATGATGGTCGAACAAAAGACTGTATGATTATATATGATTATGTAAAACTGATGAACGGAGAAGACTTGAAGATTGGCGTTCAAGAATATCAGGTTCTTGGATTCATGATGACATCACTGCACAATCTAGCAGTAAGAAACGACGTTCCCATATTCACAATGATTCAGCTTAACCGTGACGGAATTGACAAAGAAACTGCGGATGTAGTTGCTGGCTCTGACAGGGTAATGTGGCTAACTACAAACTTTTCAATATTCAAGCCAAAAAGTGACGAGGAGCTGCAAATGTCTGGCCAAGAAGAAGGCACTCACAAGATGGTCATAATTAAACACAGACACGGTCCTGGAATGGGTAGGGGAGATTATATAAACATGAAGATGGAAGGAGCCAAAGCAAGAATAGCTGAGGGTAAAACCAAATTCAAAATACATAGAGAAAAAGAAATAGGCGTAAACCCACAACCAGAAAACGTTTCCGACGAAATTGACGACATTCCTTTTGGCGACGAACATGCAAAAAACTAAAGACGCGTACTTTGATTATGACCTCATAGAAGAAGTCAAAGACTTAGCGTGTGCGAGCATAGAGGAACTCCTCACTGCTCTTGACGTGGATTTTAGACAAAACGGAAAGATGCTCTGCGGTCCATGTCCTGTTCACGGGGGAGATAATTTAAGCGCGTGGAATCTGTATCCAGAAGGAGAAGAGGTCAGGGGATATTGGGTATGCAGAACACATCATTGCGAAAAGAAAAAGGGTGGCGGAGACAAGCTGCTGTATGGCTCGACCATCATAGGTTTTGTTAGAGGCGTTTTGTCTAGACAGCGTGGGCGACACACGTCCTACAAAGCAGCGATAGATTTCATAGTGGATTTTTTAGGGTACAAATCTCTGTCGGAAATCAATAAACCAGACTCCGAAACGATAGAGAGAAGAAAATACATATCGTCGATGAAAAAATTAAACCTTTCTCCGAGGCAAAAAACCAGTGGGTGGAGCCGGGAAAAGCTAAGGTCGACACTAGAAGTACCCGCAGAATATTATATAAATAGGGGATACTCAAAGGAAGTGCTTGACAGATATGACGTAGGGTTATATAATAAACGAAATAGGGTCGTTGTGCCAGTTTATGATGACTCATATAAATATGTGGCTGGGTTTCTTGGAAGGTCTATATGGGACCAATGCGACAAATGCAAAAAATGGCATAGCCCGGAAGCCCGTTGCCCATCTACAGTGTACGAAATAAAAGAGTCGGAAAAATGGCTAAACGGAAGCTTCGAGTCTACAAATTATTTATATAATTACTGGTTTGCCGCAGAGCATATAAGAAAAAGCGGCGTGGCAATATTGGTCGAAGGAGCTGGAGACGTATGGAGGTTAGAGGAAAACGGAATACATATAAGCTTGGCGCTTTTTGGCACCGACTTAACAGACTCTCAAAGAATTTTACTGGACAGGTCGGGAGCCTTATCCATTATTGTGATGCTTGATTCCGATAAGGCTGGCATCGAGGGTTCAAAAAAACTAAAGTCTCAGCTTGGTAGACAATACCGAATGTATTTTCCGAAAATTAAAGATGATGCCGGAGAGTTAGGCAAAGACGAAATTACAGAAGATATCAAACCAATAATACGGAAGGCTATGGAATGAGCAACATCATCGCCATATCTGGCAAAAAGCAATCCGGGAAAACCACATGTGGAAATTTTTTGTTTGGATGCGCCATGGTATCCAACGAAGTGGTTGAGTACGCCTACATTGACAATGGTGGCAATCTGGTGGTTCCCTACGAAGACTCTGATGGAGAGCTAAGTCCGTGTGTTTTCCCAGTAGACAGTATGCACCCAGGCATGGTTTCTTATATGCAAGACAACGTATGGGCAAAATTGAAAACGTATAATTTTGCAGATAATCTAAAAAGAATATGCATAGATATACTGGGGCTGTCTGAGCAACAATGCTATGGAACAGAAAAAGAAAAAAACGCCAACACACAATTCAATTGGTCAGAAATGCTTTTTGAAGAAGGCAAAAGGTCTGCTTGTCCTATGACAGCCAGAGAAGTTATGCAATACATTGGCACAGACTTTTTTAGAAAAATATATCCAAATGTTTGGGTCGAATCAACAATAAGAAAAATAAAAAGAGAAAATCCGGAGCTGGCTGTTGTCGTAGACTGTAGATTTCCTAATGAAGTCGAAGGCATACAAGAAGCTGGAGGAAAGGTAATTAGACTTACTAGAGA